ACATTTTCGTCGTCGCGCAATACAAACGCAAGCAGCAGATCATTTTCCGCAAGGTCTAAGTATCGAGCTTCAAAGGGTTCAATCTTAAAACCGCGCTCACCATGAAACGAGCAAGTGTCTTTTTTAATCTCGCTACATTCATCCCAAGCCTCTTGCCCAAGGGGTAGCACCTCGGCAAACAACTCAGGCGTCAATTTTTCAACGGCTATTTTCATGTCACTTCACGCCCAGACGCCCGAATGTTGATCGCGCTGGCCGTGCCAGCAATGGTTGAGATGAACGCCGACGGCGACAGCACCTGGCCGACGATTTCGGGGAAAGTGTACACCTCAGATGGTTGCAGCGTCTTATCCTTGGTGATCAGGTTGCTATCGCTGGAAGACCCTGCTGCCGTCACCAAGTTCACGCTAATCGTTGCGGCGCTGGCGCTGTAGTTCGTCGCTGTAAACTTGTCGATGATCGTTGTGACGTTGGTCGCGGTGTACTGCGTCGTTTGCGTGGCCTCAGCGGTCTTGGCCGGGATAAGGACTTTAACGGTGACTGTCATGCAAAAACCTCGGCGGCTGCGATAAACAACTCATCAATTTGTGCGTCTGTCAAGCCCAGCATTGTAGCCAGCGCATTGACGGTTGGGCTGGCGCGCTCCCAATCGGTTGCGTTCTCAAATGCCAACCTTGTGATATTGCTGCGCGGCAGGGTGTCAATGTATGCGTGCACCGTGTCCAAATAACCGCCAGCCGAGAGCGTAGCAAGGGCTTGGAAGCGCGTCACGCTGCTGGGGATGGGTGGTGGTGGGGCGACGTATGCGTCAATCACCGTGCCCTCTGGCAAAGCAGATGCAATCATGGACATCCTGCTAATGCTGTCCTCGTCAAAAACTTGGACAACTGTGTTGGATTCGTCGGTATATTTGTACGTTTTCACAGTTCTGCACTCCATCCAAGATAACCATTTGCAGTATTTGCTCTTGACCTATATGCGCCATTTGCTGTTGCACCGCTTGCAATGGTAAACCTAGTTGTTAATGTAGAAATTGACCCATCAACAAATGTTGGAACAACAGAACATACAGTTGATACACCCCCTATCAGTTGATAATCAGTCGCCGTACCGCTCTGTTCAATTGCAGTTATTGCGGAACGCATTGGCGAAAAATAAATTACAGTATCAACTTGTGTGGTGCTTACACCATGCCCGATACCAAATGTATTGGCGGCACCCGGCGTAATTCGGTTGTAGTACCTCTGACATAACGACAACTCCATCCCAATCGGACGTTGCTCGAATGGCGTGGCGGTACTGCCAAATTCCAACTGCCAGTTTCCAATATTCCACGTTCCAGAAGTTTGCGCCCCAACACTTAGTTCAATTTCAATACCCGTGGTGGCGGCAGATGGGATAGTAATATTGGTGTTGTAGCGGGTCAGCGTTGAAGTTATTGTGAAAGTGCCCGTGGCAATTTGCGTCCGCGTAGGCGCGGCCAAGGTGCCAAAAGTGTTGGCGGTGCTGGCGTACCAAGCTGTCCAGGTGACGGTGGTCAGCAGGCTGTTAGACAAGTCTATTGACAACGTTGCGGTCTGCCCCGCAAGGTCTTGACAGTTGAGGTTTTCAATGCGCTGGGCAAAACCAATCTTGGTGGTAGACGCAGCGCCTGTGAAACGATACAGATAGGCGTTGGGCGCTGTTCCCGCTACTCGCTGTCCGGTGACGTTTGCACCCGTGCAATAGGCGTAAAAACGGTCTACCGTGTAGGCCAGCGCCGCGCCTGCGGTGATGGCCTGTGATGCGCCGGAGTTTCTTTGGTCAGCGTAGAAATTACCGTTGATGACACGATTCCGAAGTCCTCCTAGCTGACCGCCATTTGCTGATGACATCTGCACGTTGCCTGAAAACGTTCCCGTAGTGCCTGAGATTGCACCTGAAAACGTGCCCGTAGTGCCAGAAACTGCGCCAGAAAACGTGCCCGTAGTGCCGCTTACTGCCCCAGTAAACACATTGCCGCCAGCAGACACATTGCCGCTGAATGTGCCTGATGCAGCAGACAAAGCACCGCTGAACGTGGCTGTAGTGCCGGAAACAGGCCCGTTAAAAACGCCGCTGCCAGCAGAATAGATGTTATCTACTGTCCAAATTAGCGCGTTATCGGCATCGTACAACGCTAGTTTGTACGGGCCAACGTTTAGCCACACATTAGCTTCGCCGCGCGAGTCCAAGATGATGGGGTTGGTGTTGGCCGTAAGACCTGAGTAGCTGGTGTACGTTGCCAGCGGTGTCGTGGTGCCCGCAGCATAGGTGTACAGCTTGCCCCCAACCAGCGGCGTGCCGTCGTTAGCCAAAAACTGCGCTTTAGGTGAAGGCGTAAGTGCTGTGGTCATAAAAACCTCAAAATTATTTTGTTTAAAACAGCAAGAAAAAATTGCTGCTTGTAGCTGTAACCACTGGCGTATAGGTAATCACCAATGCGCCGCTTGAACCTAAGCCTTGCGTTGAAATTGTAGACGAAGCGCCGCCGCCACCGCCAGCACCGTACAAGCCACCAGCACCACCAACCGTAGTACCTGTACCGTCACCAGCACCGCCACCGCCACCACCAGAAAATATATAAGTTGTGGCGGCGTTAGTGCCAGCACCGCCTGCGCTGCCTGATGTGCTTGCTGCTCCACCAGCACCGCCAGCGCCCGCACCAGTTCCTGCTGTGCCACCTGTTGCGGAGGTATTTGATCCTGCTGTGCCACCGTTACCGCCGCCACCGCCTCGGCCAGTAGTGCCAAGAGTTGCGGTGTTTGTTCCACCTGCGCCGCCAGCACCGTTTGGGCCTGCTGCGCCAGCGCCGCCGCCACCAGCGGCTGTAGTTGATATTCTACCATCCCCGCCAGCACTGCCGCCAAAGTGAGTGGTTGTATAACTGGCGCTGGGAGTAGTTGCAGTAACGGCAACATCAATGTTGTACGAGGGGTCACCCGCCCCATTCCCGCCAAAGTTACCCGATGCGTTTTGCCCCGCACCGGCCCCTATTCCTCGACTGTAAACAGGCGAGGGAGGACTCAATCCATCATCGCCTGCGTAAACAAGGAAAAACGTATACTGTGTAGTTGACTCCGTATCAACAGTAGAAAGCAATACTGCAAACTGACCGTCAATCGGGTTTGGCGTTTGGGAATATAGCTTTAACGGAAAATTTAATACTTTTTGATATGAACCACTGCCGCCGCCACCGCCGCTGACACTTGCAGTTCCTGTTGCGCCATTACCGCCACGGCCATACGCCTCTAGCTTGTTGGCAGCATCATTCCAATCAGACGGGAAAGTCCACGTTTCTGTGCCTGTAATGACGATCTGTTTGTCGCCATTGGCAAGGGTTGTAACGGTCTGAGCCATTAGACTTCTTGCCCAACAGCAAGTACATCCCAACGAGAGTCAGCGGCGTTATAACTGCAACCAACGTACACAGTTTTATTTGCAACAGTGGTTGTTGGAAGCGTCGTGCCAATCACTTGAAATGATTTGGCAGAACCAGTTGTCCATGTCAACGCTCTAGCAGTGCCGTTGTCCTTCAGCCGAAACGTCATTTTTTGACCGTCTACCGGCGCGGCGTTTTCGTCTGCGTTGATTGTCAACGCATTTGCCAACGCAGTCAGAGCGTACTGGGAATAGGATGAACTGTTCCACGCAAGTGGTGACGTAACACTATCTGTAGCAACAGCAGTAGCGTTAGCGCCGCCGTTAGCCGTTGGCAAAACGCCGCTGACATCAGTCGTCAAACTAACGCTGTTTTTTGACGCTAGCGTGCCCAGTTCGTCGCGTGGCGACAGGTCGGTGTATGGAACACCAATCTGCACCGCCGTGTCGGTCGGTGGCCCAACTTGCAAATCAGCCAAAGATGTAACGTTTGACCCCTCGCCCGTCAAATCAAACAAATTGACAAAAAACCGATACCACTCCCGAGACATCAACCCGGTTTGGCTGTCAATGATAGGCACTCGAATAGCAGGGATTTGGGTAAGATTGTTAGCCATTAGTGCCGCTCACTTGAAGTTCAGCGCCCATGATGGCGATCTTCACCGGGTCGGTGCCGGACACTTCATACACCCGATCCCGCAGCTTGAGCGTCATGCCCAACCGACGCCAGAACACGCGGTGGCTGAACTGGCCTATCTCGCCCATGTCAGACCAATGCTCGTTGCTCCAGGTGTGCCCACCGTCATCTGACCACCGCAACATCACGCGGGGTTTCATCATCCCGCCTAGCGGGTCAAGAGAATCCAAGCCGACGCCAGACTCGCAATCCAATTGCAACGCATGGTGCGCGGTGCGTCTGAGAGTGTTTTCGCCGGTTGGGATCGCCCGCCAAGACCGCAGCCACTTCTGAATTTCACCGTTATCGGCATAGACATCCAGATCAAGCGCGTAGATGTTGCCGTTCTCGTAGTCGCCAACAACCGTTGTGCCGCCAAAGTTACATTGAGTGTTGGCGCGGTGCCGGGTAAATTCACCAGCCTCAAACCCGGCACGCTCATGCCAAGCCGTCGTTGCCACATCAAACACCCAAGTGGCCTCGGCAAAACTCAGCACATAGAAGGCGTGGCCCTCTTGCTGGTAGGTGTAGGCCACAGCCGTGCTGATGTCGGCGTACTGGGCGATGGCGTACTCAATGGCGTGCGTGCTGACGCGCTGCGCGTTGTAGCCCACCGTCCGATAGATGATGCCTTGGCCGCGGGCATCGGTGCCCAACCAAAACAGCGAGTTGTCCAGCTTGGCAACAGAGTACGGCGCAACGCAACCAACCTCAGAAAACGCGCCTTGGATGCGCGTAAGTGGAAAGTCGGCCAGCCCTGCGTCGTACCAGACTTCGACCGAATCGGTGCCAAACAGCCACGCTTCGCGGTTGTTGACGTTGACGGCCACCAGCCCGTCGGGCGATCCTTCTGCGCTGGCAAAATCTAGCGGGTCAATCTGAGTGCCTTCCAGAATCGAGGTGACCCAGATACGCTGACCGCTTGGCTCGTTAAAAATAAAGTAGCCGTCCAAGTAGCCAACCGTCTTTGCACCGGGAAAGTCAATGTCGGTGATCTGCTGGAATACGTTGGTAACTTCGTTATAAATGTAGCTCGGGCCGTTACAGGCAAAGAAAATCTGCGTGCCGTTGTCAGCAATGCTGACTTGCCCCGTGCCAGACACGTCGCCAAGTTTAACCGGCGTGGCGGTAGTGGAAGTCAGTTTGTAAACTTCTGTGCCTGACACTACAAAAAAACTTGACCCGTTGGTCTGATGCGCCCACAAGCCTCGGATCGGGCCGGTGCCAACGGTCTGCAAAAACGCCAGCCCAGGCGCTCGGTTAAGGAAAGCAGGCTCTTTGCCGCCTTCTGGAATCACTTCTGGAAACAGATTGACCATGCGGTTTGCCGCAGCGTTGACGCTGCGAGCCACATAGCTTGAGCCCAGAATAGGAGTGTGCATTACATGTTTCCAGCGTACACATTGAACCTCTGGCGAGTCGCCACGATTGCGTAAGGCATTGACATCACATCGTCAGGGTTGTTGATGCGCTTGAGGTTGCGCTTGCTGGTCATGGCAATCCGCTGCACCGTAGGCGATGGCTCCACACCAAACTCAGGCGCGATCTCGCAGGCCAAGTTGTACTTGAAACACCGCAAGTAACCCGGCGGCATATAAATCTGCGTTGCCAGCGTGGCTGGCGCAGCCAGTTGCTGCACCGATACAAAGTGCCATTCCAAATCCCGTGTAGGCTTGGGATAGATGGTCATGGTGATGTTGGGGAACTCCATGTTGATCCACATCACTTGTGGATACGTTGAAGTTACCGTCTTGACAGCAATTCCGTTATATTGGGACTGATTGATGAACTTGATGCCATACGAAACATTGGTGCCTGGGTCGCGGAAATACGTCGAATCGTCCAGCAACACAGGTCGCACGCCAACAAAGTCACCCGTAGGCCCAAGCGTGCGCTCAATCACACCAGACGGCCAAGTGAAAATCTGGTCGATGGTGTTGTAGATCATTAGACGCTCAGTAGACCAAGAGTCGATCATCTGGTTCAGCGCCGAAAGCGCATCTTGAGATGCGTCGGGGGAGGTAGTCTCGCCTTCTGCCAGAACACCCAAAAGCCGCAGAGCGGCGTTGATCTGATCTCCAGCAGTCGTCATGACTACCCCCTTTTCGTTACACGCAATGAATCAGCGCAAAGTTTACAATTACCGCTTCCGATTGCGAAGTGCCGGTAAGATTACGCAACGTAATCGTTACCGAACCAGCAGTCATGCTGCTAACGTAAACGGTGTACGCCGTAACATCAGCCACCGCGCCGCCCGAGATGTTCAAAACAACAATGTCGTTGGAACTGATGAACGTGTTGTTTAGTGCAAACGACACCGCAGTATTGCCAGCCAAAGCAGCACTGTTCATCGTGATGCGGCCAGCAGCTTTGTTCAACGTGACAGCCGTAGCCTTGCTGGTCAACTGAGTGACCGTGCCCTGTGCTGCGGCTGTGTAGCCGATTTCGCTGGTTGCGTAGACAGTCGTGCCAACTACAGTTGACGGCGTAACGGCACCAATGGTGCCGCCATCAATGTCTTGATCGCTAAACGCGACGCCGATTGATTTGGTGTTACCCATTTTTATTCCTTAAAAAAGGAAGGGGCTAAAGCTCCTTGGTTATGCAACGCTAAAAATTAGGTTGTAAACCGGGAATGTCACCGTATTGGCAAGCGTACCAGTTGCGGCTGCGCGGATACGCAGACGATCACCAGCGGCCGCAACCAGATTGGCTGCGGTGCCGTTGAGCGTCAACGAACGAGCTGCGTTAGCCGTCAGCGCGGTTCCACCAGTAGTTTTGGTCGTATTGGCATCAGTAGCCGCCAACATAGCGGCTGAACCAGAACCGCTAGTGCCTAGATTGGTGATTGAAAACGTGATGTAGTTGGTGTCACTAGCAGCCAACGCATCAGTACCCGAAAAACGAGCGCCGGTAAGCACACCAGCCGCGTCAACAATCATGTACACATCGCTGTTGCTGGTGGTGGCGATAGTCGCGCCTTGCTGCATCTCCGAAAAACCGCTGGCGATATTGGACGCAATCTTTGACGTAGAGTCAATAACAGCGCCCGTGATCGTCGTGCCAGCCACCAGTTCTGGGTCGCTAAACGCAACGCCGACTGACTTGGTATTAGCCATTTTCTAGTCCTTTGAAAAATGGGGGCCGAAGCCCCCTCTTTTATGCAATGCGATACACCGTGTAGGCAGCATCACCAGTTTTGCGGAACTTGAATTGCGCCGCGCCTCCAACGCCAGCCGCGCTGCCGGTAATGGCGATAACCAAGTTTCCAACAGCCGTAATGCCAGTACCAACCACCACCGTAATCAGGCCCGATGAAGTGCCCAAGTTAACGATGGTCAAGTCAAACGTGCTGCCGACCTTGGCATTGGTGAGCGTAGCGTCAATCAATGCTGCGGTTGGCAGGGTGTAACTTGCGGCGCTAGTGGAAGGGTTGCCAACCAAAAGACCGTTGATGATTTGAGTAACAGTCAGCGTTGCGGTTGCAGTTGCAGTCTGTGGAGCCGCGTTAAAACCAAGAAGAAGCTCATTCAGGTTGCCGTCGCCAATTTGCTGACCGCCACCAATAGTAGGAAGTGCCATGATATTTACCCCTAAAAATTAAGAATTAACCCCAGATGCGGCAGGCCATCTGTGGACGAATAGTGCTGAAGCCGTACAAAACGTCAATACGGCAAGGCATACGGTCGTTGTTGATGTCGTACTGACGAACAACGCGCAGGCTGATACCGTTGTGAACAGCGCGTGCGGCCATGTCAACACCTTGCGGCATCAAGAGGTCAGCAGTAGCAAACGTGATCGCATCCTTGTGGTAGACCAGATTCTGAGCGTACTGCGTAGAAGCAGAACCCAAGAAGGTCACAGCAGCGTTATCAGCAGGGAAGCTGTTAACGGTAGCCAAGGCGCTGTCGCTGGTATAGATTGCTGGGCTGATTGCAATGTTCGTCCAAGCACCAGAAGATGCAGTAGCGGTGGCGGTGCAAACAAACTGCTGCAACGAACCAGTAGACTCACGGGTCTGTGGATTGACCGAATACACGTTGGCAATGGTAAAAATGTCGCCAACAGCAATCGTTGCCGAGCCAGTACCGCCGTCAATGCTAATCGTTGCTTGGCCTTGGGTGCTAACAGCACCGTTAACCAAAATCGTGTCAGTCGTAGAACGTGAGCCAGTAGTGTGCTGCTTGATTGACTGCGACATATTGACTTCATCAAAGCCAAGCACGCCGGTGCCCATCATGCCGTTCTTAAACTGCTTTGAAACAGTATCGGTTGGGTTAAAGAGACCTTTCATACCTTCAACCAGAGCGGCGTTGGCAGCAGGGTTGACGGTGGCGTAACGTGGCGACATAACCGCTGCGTTCTCGTTGAGTTTCTGTTGCGCTTGCAGCAGAACCAGCGAGGTGCCGGGGGTCGTACCTGGGGTGCCAACAGCCGAATAAATCGACTTGTAGGCGTTCGCAACGTCAGCATCAATGGACGATGCCAATTGGCTGATACGAGGCTTTAGCACGCGGTCTGCAAAGTCGTCCAACTGCATGGTCAGTTCAGCAGAAGTGAAGTTCACACCGATGTGCTTTTGCGAAGCAACAGACAGAGTGGTGTACTGCTCGTTGTCGTCCTGCACTTGCAGAGCGGCACCGTCCGTCACCAGAGCGCGGTCTGGCAAGCGAATACGCAGGGTTGAACCAATCTTTGCACCTTCAACAGCAAAACTGTCGTCGTACTGTCGGTTGCAATTGCGGGTGATTACCAGATTGTTCTCGAGGATTTCGAGAGCCTTCCGCGTAATCATGTCAATGGTAAGAATCGAATTAGCCACAATAATTTCCTTATGAAGTTAGTAACGGTTGCGCTCAAGTTTTTTCATCTGCCTAGCTCTGTCAGCCGCAATCCATTCGCTTGTGCTCATAGTCTTGACTGATCGAGGATCGGTAGTGTCGTAAACAGGCGCACCAGAAGAACGTGCGGTGACCGGCGCAATTGGAGTTGGTGCGCTGGTCGTTTTCTTGACAACGGGATTATCAGCCAATTTGGCCTCAAGTTTCCCGATTTCTTTGGCCTGCAAAATAGGCTGCAACTTGGAGATGCGATCTGCTTCTTTGGGGTTGGCCCCCAAGAAATAAGCCACATCAGGGCCGATTTCAGATGCTTGGATCGACTGAGCCATCACTTCAGTAATCCGAAGGTTGGGGTTGTACGCAACTTGCTCGAAGTCCTCGTACTTGTCCCGTGCTTCTTCTTCCCTGTCGCGGTAGCTCTCAAGAGTTTCCGACTGCTGCTTTTGCACCTCACGCTCTCGGATAATCTGCTCGGCTTTTTGATAGGCCAACGCCTCGGCGTAAGCCTCTGGCGTGTCAGCGTTTTCCACTAACGGGGTAGGTGCCTGCTTTGCAGCAAACTCTCGTTCCATCTTGCGGCGTTCTCTTGCGAGACGCTTGCCGAATTCAGCGTTCAGTTCTTCCTGCGTGAACAGTTTTTCTGAAGGCGCTTCATCAGCTACTTCCGGCGTTTGGTCTTCTGGTGCAGGCGCTGCCGTAGCCACCTGTTCCGGCGCGGGTGCTTCCGCTACTACTTCAACTTCTTCGTTCATCTATTGAATCCTGAGATTCCCTGGTCATTGGGCCAGTACGGTTAAATGTTAAGTGCTGCCACTTTGTCTTGAAACGCCTTGATGCGTGCGTCCAGCGCAGCTCGGTCTGAAAACAATTGTGCTTCATCAGCAAACAATCTGGCGTCCTTGGCATCCAAAGAGTCTTGCTGCGATTGAACTTGCTTTTCACGCAGGCTCAATTCTTTGTCGCGGGCACTAAACGCAGCCGCCATGTCAGTTTCGCGGGTGCTCAATTCTTTTTCACGGGCGTCTTGTGCAGTCTTCTTGGCTTTAGCCGCAGCGTTTTGCTCTTTGGCATCAGCCAAAATTGCCGCAGCGTCAGTTTTGGCAACTTCCAGCGCCGCCGCAGCATCGGCCTTCAGTTTCACGGTGTCTGCTGCTGCCGACAATGCGCCCTGACGGATCGCCAGTTCATCGCGCAACGCGGCCATAGACGCCAAATCTTTTGGCATCTGGGTCGTAAAGTACGTCAAGTAGTCCATACCGGCAGTATCGTTAATAATGTCCATGACTGACCCCTTATGCGTAATAACTGACGTTGATCTTGGCGCTGGCCGTCTGCTCAATAAACCGAATCTTGGTCAGATCGCCGTCGTATTGCAGCGTAACGCCTGCGGCCAAAGGCATACCGACTGAAGCGGTCGGGGCCACATCGTCGTCACGCCACCGGACTGCTTGAGTCTCAGCGGTGATGATAGCAATGCTAGGCTTGCACGACAAACCGTTAACGTCCACGATGGGCACGGTGAGCGCGGTTGACGCGCTCAAAGAAGTGATCTGTTGGTAACCTAGCCGAGTGGTTACAGCTTTGAGGGTAAGAGCCATTAAAATCTCCGTTCAGTAAACGATCTAATCTCAATCAAAAGCTGCACAGCCCCAGGCGCTGGAGGCGTCGGCGCAACTATAGTCGAAATTGGCAACGCCGAGATGGGAGAAAAACCTAACAATTTTTATCCCTTATCGTACACAGTACGATTAAGCAATGCCAATTTCGCCTTTTGCTTGCAGCGTAAGTGCCGTAGCCGGTTTCAATTGATTTGATGATAGCCATGTTATTCTTTCTTTTAGTGAGCTGTCCAAGCAGTTCCGTTATCAAAAACTGGGATTGTTGTTGTTCCACCGCCGGTTAAAGTATCATTATAACTCGGAGCTGTTGCATCAGTAACATATGCTATTCTACCAGCAATACCAGCAGCAGGCAATGTACTCACTGTATACCCTTTTAGTCTTAGCGTTCCATTTACAGTAATTGTAGACGTAGCACCAGTAGTGGCTGAACCAAGTGTGATAGCTGTTATAGATCCAGAAGCACCATTGATTCCGATATCAATAGACTTTTGAGTTGTGCCTGTGATAGTGGTAGACGTAACGGTTTGGGTTTGGTTAACAGTCCAACTAGTACCCGAACCTGCGGTAATATAAGTGCCTGGCAATACGTTGGTACCAGACAGTGTCATACCAATAGAGAATGTTCCTGTTACAGTGCCGCCTACTGTGAGTGTAGTAGAAGAAATTGAACTTGCTGTACCAGACGCAGTGGTCGCAGTAGTAGTTACGCCGGAGCCAATTTGGATGGGTTGCGAGGCTGTTGATTGACCTAGTCTTATCAAACCTGTTTGCCCAGTACCACCAATTTGCATCTGGCCTGTTGTTTGTGCGGTACCAAAAAATGCGTTTGAGGTACTAGTGCCGGTAAAACTCATTGTACCAGTAATTGTTGGACTAACAGACAGAACCATAGATCCAGAGCCTGTGGTCTGAGTTCCTGAAACACCTGAGTATACTTCACTAACACCCAATCTCCAACCAGTAGCATCATTAGCTGAAGCACTAATACAAGTAAAATTGTATCCTGTATTTTGCTGAGCACTAACAATATTTGTGCCCCCAAATGTATAGACCTGCATTAGCACCGAGTTTGATGTTCCATTTATTATTTTAAATAACCAACCCGGTTGAAGTGTTGTAACATCTGGTAAAACAAAGGCACTCTGGGTGCTAGTAGCTGCAATTAATTGGTAAACACTGCTGTCTTTTGTTAATAATACGGGTGCAACAACTGTACCCCCGGAAGATGCAGCTGTTGTTGCATTAAGATAAGAAACAGATGTAGTTGTACAAGCTGTTACTTGGTAAAGGCCGTTATAGCCCGTATTTCCTACACCGGCAACAACTATATATGAATTAATAGCATAGGGTGCAGACCCCTGCAATGCAAAAGTTAGGGTTGCTGTACCACTAGCACCAGATGCACCTGTTATACTAAGTGCAGCAGTGGTTAAAGTAGAGGTAAATCCCAGTAGTTGTGCTTGTGCAACAGGTGTATTAATGTAGTTGGCCGGAATGGTACAAAACACATCCTGCGTGCCGCCAGTAAAGTTGACCAACGAACCGCCGTTGCTTGACCCAAGAACAGTAACGCGAGTCAAACCAGTTGTGCCGTTAAACACGCCTGTGCCAACTTCCCAATTGTTCCCCGTCTGGTCGGCAATACAGTATGCAACCGTAACAGGACTAGCACCAAACGCCGTGGCAAAAGATTGAAAACCAGTTGGCGCAGTACCACTCAAAGTGACTGCACCAGTACCCGTAAGTGAGGTACTATCTTTTACACGATCTGCGTAAAGTGCCATTTATGCCAAAAACCTCAGTTTGTACAAGGTAGACAAGTACAACGCCACAATTTCGTCAATCAAATTGTGCAAAGCGGTGTCTTTTTTGTCCACCACGTCGTATCGCACAGCCTCAATTTCATCGAGTTGAGCTTGCAAAAACTCAATGATGTTGGCGGCTTTTTTGTTGGGAGGAACAACAATCTGCCCTACCAAACCATGCCGACCTTGGTATGCCTCGGTAAACGTATCGGCTAGTTCCACAATCTCGTTGTAGAACGTGTTCAGCGCCATGTGCTTGCTGAAACTGCGAGTGTTGAGGTGTACGCTATGCGCTACATCGCGCCCAAGAAACAGCAAACCAACAAATTGTGCGGCGGTCATTGTGGCATCCCTTGTGGTGGTTGTTGCTCCATGTTTTCCATTGGCATTTCGGCCCCCATATCAACATCCTGACCCGGCATCTCGGCAATCAAGTCGCCGCTGGTAATCATGCCATGAACCGTGCCAAGCACAATTTCTTGAATCTGCTCTGGTGACATACCGGCCTGCACGGCAGAAATGCGCTTGGTCTCGGCGTCAAACGCCTTGATCTTGGCTTCATAGTCCTTGCGCTCTTGATCTTGCACTTCAATAGACTTGCCGACGTTTTGCAGCATCTGGTGCATCTGCTCCATCTCCTGCCCCATTGCTTCCATTTGCTGCTGGGCAGCAGCAAGCGCAGGATTGTCCTCGCCATCACCCATCAGTTTCGGATCAATGGTCTTGGCAAAGCGTTTTGCCATTTCTTGCGCCCCAGGCCAATCCATGTTCTTGACGAACAAATCGCCAGCCACAGCCCACAATGATGGGTTGGCTTGCAACATCTGGCCCATAGCCTCCAGCGACTCTTGGCGCTTGGTTGCATAGCCGGGGCCGGTCACAGCCACCACATCGTATTTGCCAACGCTCAGGTTGTAGATTTTCTCAATCACAATGCCTGATTGGTCAACGATCTTGTTGACAGGTTGCTGTTGGTCAGGGTTGACCCTCACCATCTTGGTATCGCCGTCTTCGCCAATGATCCGAGCCACACGCTGCGTGTCGTAAATCTTGGGGATCAAGTCCACCAGTTGCCGAGCGACGTTTCGCACGCTGCGGGCCAAGTTATTGCCGTAGTGATACGTCCCAACATCACCCTCGCGCTGGCGAGCCAAAATAGCCTTGCCAGAACGCTCGTTAGAACCCATGCCCAACGATGCGTTGTACTGCCCGGTGGTGGATTTGATGTCCTCAGAAGCACCAGCCTTGGCCTGCAACAGACCAGATGACGCCATTGGCGGTTGTGCCCGCTGCGGCAGCGGCAAAATAGCACCTTGGCCGTCAGTTACGTCAGGGTTGACCTCCAAATACGGCCAATTTTGCGTGTTGGCGGTCTTCCATTGGTTTTCGTAACCCTCAAACTGCCCGCCGTAACCAATAAACGGTGCTTTTGGAGCCAAAGCCAGCATTTCTGCCTCTTGGGACACCCAATAGTTGTACATCCGTTGTGCGTCCTTGGCATTTCGCACTAGACCGCTCACATACAGACGCCCATCAACCTCGTATTCGTTGCCGACAACGCGAATGACCGGAATACACTTCCCGGCCCAATCGTTTTGTTCCAAAACCTCGTAGCCGTTGATCTTGCAATACTTGACTTTCGGCCTGTCCGACTCGCGTGAGCGTAGTGGCTTGCCAAAAAACGCTTTCAATTGCTTGTCTTCCGGCGTGCCGGCAAACGCCGTCTGGTTGCCTGGGTACAAATTCAGCGTAGCGCGGTCATAGTCAATGTAATAGTAGTCAGCGACTCGTATCGTGTCCTCGTTCAGCCAGTTGCTGATGGACTGATCGCCAACGCCCAATGATTGCAACGTCGTCACAGGCGCTGCGTTAGGGTACATCCGCTCGTACTCCTCGCGGGTCAGGTCTTGCGTGACAAAGCAATACTTGGCGTCCGCGCCAGTCGGGTCTTGGATCATCGGATCCATGTACACCGAGAACGAATTACGCACCCGCCCGATCTTGATGTCCTGCTCAAACGTGTTGTCGTCGCAGTACTCGGTCAGCAGTCGGATGTAGCCCTCGCCATACGCCACCTGGTTCTCGCACGCCGTGTCGTAGGCTACGTCAGCGTCGCTGATGTATTCAATGTGCCGGATCATGCCGTTGAAGATGTCGGCCACCTCAATGTCGGCGTTGTCGTCCACCGGAATGACCTTCGCCGCAGGCCGGTTCTGGCGCTGGTCGTTGGTGACCTGACGGACGTGCTGCGGCAGCTTGTTGATCGTCAGGCACGGGCGTGCGTTGATCGTCTGCCCCTGCACCGCGCCACGGGTCGCCAAAACGTCACTCGGCCATTGCCAGTGATTGTCAGGGCTGCCTGCGTAGAACCGCAGATCGTCAATCTCGTCTTCGCGGGATTCAGACAGCGCCGACATAGCCATGTCCAACCGACTGCGAGCCGTTGACAGTAGGTCTTCGTTCCCGCTGGCTACAGCCTTCGCTGCCGTAATCCCGTTATCGTTCATTTCTTCTTTTGCGCTTCGCGCTTGACGCTGTAAGCAATCGCCACGGCCTGCTTGACGGGCTTGCCGGCCTTGACTTCAGTCTTGACGTTCTCTTTGAACGCCTTGGGTGTAGGTGATTTCTTCAGCATTACTTACCCTTTTTGGCAGTCTTGGCCGAGTCCTTGAAGTCCTTGGCGCTAGGCGCTGCCTTGCTGCCGGGCTTGTTCATCTTCTCGCCAGAGCCAGCCTTGATGCGCTCTTGCTTTGCGTGGATTGCAGCATACAAGCCAGGGCTACCGGGTTTTTTCATGTCAGCACTTCCATCGTTTAAGCGCCGCCTTGGCACGTTCGCCGTCTTTGGCATTAGCCGCAACGGCACCCATGCGGGCACAAAATGACGCCTTGCGCCCCTTGTCTGCCTCGGTCTTAGGATTGGGCGCAGGCGCTTTCAAGTTACTGCCGGTGGCTGCGTTGTACTTCTCACGCCCTTTTTCCGTCAGCCCCGCACCCTTGCTCACAGGCAACTTCTCGCCGCGCCCTACAGACAGAGAAACACTTTTCTTCATGATCCCATCCAAGATGTATTCACGCTACTGCCTTGCGCGTTAACCCGCCGCGCTGGTTCCTTGTACTCCCGGTGCGCCACCGGAAATGCAAACGTCACAGCCAGCGCATCCGCTGCATCTGGCGAGGCAAGACCGCGAGATTTCATCTCTTTCTTGCTTTCCAGAAAGATTGTACCCCGCGAGTCCGGTTTCATCATAGGCGAAATCAGATCGGTTTTCAAGAAACGATCTTTCGGAATACTCGCCGTCCTCAACCATTCTTTCATCTTGCCCCACATTTCGGCGCGTTTGTTGCCGTACATGATGGGATTGACTGACTTATTGCCAAAGTTCACACCCTTGATCTTAAAGCGTTGTTCCTTCAGCCGGTCAACGATACCCGCACCCAGACCACCCTCATCAATCACCACCATGTCGGGTTTCCATTCCTCGATGGCCTCAATGATGTACCCCACCACGGTCATGGTGTCGTCGCCACGGTGCCGGTCAATACGCACAATGTCGCGGCCCTGCCTTACCACAATCACCGTGGCATCAGCCCCAAACCGAGCAGGATCAACCCCAATAATGGTTGGTGCCGTCTGATCCTTGTACTTCTCCCGCGCCATCGCATCATCCACAATGTCTGCCGGAATAAACTGGTCATCGCCCTCGCTTGGAAACTGCCCGTACACCTCAACGTGCGCCTGACTGCTGTCGGGGCCGTATTCGTCAATGATGTTCTGGTACACCGCCTTGTCGGTGCCCTCCACCGTCCTAGCATCCACCACCTTATTCGTCCAAAAATCCCGCTTGCTGTTAAAGCACTCGTAGAAATACCCCGTGTTTCGCCGCGGGTTGCTGAACGCCAACCACAAACGATTCGGCGTGTTTTCGGTAAAGAAACCAGCCGTCACCGCCCAGATCGAGTCGTCAATACCCGACGCCTCATCAAAGATCACCAGCACGCCATCAAAGTTGTGTACACCAGCATAAGCATCTGGGTTCTCAGCCGACCACAACCGACCCTCAACACCCCAGTAGCGCGTGCCCTTGCGCAAGTCCTTCTCCACCAGTTGCGTCAACCACGACGCCGGAGCTAGCTTGGTGGCGCTGACCTCAAACCAATGGCTGTTGATGCTCATCGCCAGCCACTTGGTGATCTCGGCCCAGGTGACTGCTCTCAATTGGCTTTCAGAGTTGGCTGAGATGATGGTCGTTGAGCCTATGCGGGTGGACAGCATCCAGATGGTAAGCCAACTGACTAAGGCAGACTTGCCAATCCCTCGCCCCGAGCTGACTGCATGGCGCAGGGTCTCAAAATCCACCAACCCCTGCTGCCGCTTAACGTGCGCTGCAATCTCCCGCAACACTTCCCGCTGCCACTTGCGTGGCCCCTTGAAGTTCGCCAGCGGGGTGTTTTCCTGACCCCAGGGAAACGCAAACAAAACAAACGCCTCCGGGTCATCAGCAATCGCTGGTGACCACAGGGTGGTCATGAGCTCTTGCTCCTCCTCGGGCTTGTAGATGGTCGATTGCAAATCAAGCTCCTAGCCGATAGGGGTGCATTACTTGAGCACCTGCCCATTCCTCTCCAAAATCCGCAGCATATTTTCCTCACCGGGAAAGACGACGTAGTTGCTGGTGCCCTGCCCTTGACCGCGACTGCCTGCGTCTAAGTAACGGATGCCGGGGATGCCTGCTTGGCGAAGTACGTCAGCCGCGCCAGATGCGCCGCCTAACCCTTTGTCTGCCGCATAACCTATTGCCATTCGTTGAAGCGTTTTGCCGTCTAATTCAGACAAAGGGCGCTCCATAATTCTCTCAACATATTGAGCAAAATCTTTGTTTTTACTCAAAGCCTCAAGAGCCGGCGCCTGCTGACTCAGCGGCTTGTCCCAGTCCAGCATCTTGGCTATGGCTTCGTCGGGGAGGTCGACTTTGTAGAGGGAACCCGCGTCCGCGACTTTCCCGCCACCCGCAGCCTTGATTGCTTGCAGATTCCTCAATTCATCCTCAAACCTAACCGCGTTTCCCTCTTGAATCCACGGCTGTAGGCTGGACTTCATCGCGGCCCTCGATTCCGCTGCGCGCTGCGTCCACTCTGCAATGGCTGTGTCTACGCTGCCGCCCTGCTTTATCTTGTCGGCAAGCCATAGCGGGATCGGCACCGACTTGCCGCCGCCATCAATCGTGGTGGGTGTGCCGTACAGGTTTGTCAGCGACTCACGATAGGACTTCGCCACCTCCGGCGACTCAGCCAAATACAACCCATGCCCATACGCCTGCGCACCCTCGCCGGTGCCGATCTTGCTGCTGTCAAAGCGATCAAACTTGTGCGGCGAGCCGTGGAACACGGTAGCGGCCAAATCCAACCCTGGCACCATCCCACCACCAGCAATTGCCGCGACGGCTTTGCCAGACGTAGATGGGCTGACGGGCAAGAAGCCAGCAATGCTCTCGGCCAAGGCATTGCGATTGGGACTGACCACGCCAAACCGTCGCATCTGGTTGCCAATGTACTCAGACCCGCCAACTGGGTTATCTATTAGTTGCGGCATCTGATCGGCCGACAAGACGCCAGCCTTGTTGCCCAAGTAGCCCACCGCTGCCTTGCCCAAGTTGAGCGCCGTGTTCGCCATGTCCACCGGCGCACCAAGGGTGGCAGCTACGGCACCTCGATTGACGGCATCTGTAAAGCCCTGCCTGATGCCTTGGCGTTCAGCAGAGTCAGACAAGAACTTGGCAAAGTCCTTGGACGTCGCCATGAGGTCATGGAACGCCGTGACGTAAGGGTTGCCGGAGGTGGTGGGGTTGTACTTGGGCATGGGGCAGATGATAAATTAAAAAAAGAAAAAAAAGGGGCGCGGGGCTACCGTTCCCGTGGCCCTTTCGCGTCGGCCCTACCCGGCCCCCCGACCACGGCGGGCGGGCGGGGCACCCCCCCCTGCCGGACGTTAGTAAGTGCTCACGTCGCAGTTAACATAACACCCGTTGTCCACATTAGACATCCCGCGACTCGACATCCACCACATCGCTGTTGTCATTCAGTACGCGCTGCTTCGCCTGGGCCAGCGCATCCATGACGCTGATGCGCGTGTCGGTCACGGCTACATCAATACGGTCACCGTATCGTTTAGGTTGCAGCTTCGCGGCCACCCATTTGCGTGCGTCAACGCGCAGCCGTTTGTCTGCCACCCAAGCGCTCATTGCAGCCGGCTCTAAGCCCTCTGGCGGCGTTGAATCGCTGATCTCAAGTATCTCCTCGGCTAGCCTGTCTGCGCGGTCTTGTAGCGCCTTCTCGTATTTCGCTTGGAAGTCGAGGTCTTTGGCAATGCGATCTCGCACCGAATTGCCGCTTGGAAAGCCAGGGTTGCGCTCAAGCACCAAGCTGAGACTGCCGCCGTTACGGATGCCGTTGATGATGATGTCCCAGCAAGGGTGACTAGGTGGGTATATGGTCTGCGGGCCGTGCGGAACTGGCAGCGCATCTGCGCGTAGTTCAACAGAGTTTGGGCGAATTGCACGCAACCTCCCATCTCTCTTTCCCTGCTTATTCAAGCCGCTATATTGATTTGCGCCGCTTTTAATTTTCCCCTCCACCTCCCTCAACTCCCTCTCCAACTCCTTCACTCTTGAATTACTCACAACCGCACCTCCATTTAATACTCACCATCAAACGCTTTATCACCAGCATTCAACCATTGATTTTCTGTTCGATAAAACTTCCACTGAGCAGCTTCTGCCTCAGTAAATGTTTCTTCACTAACTGGCGCCCCTGTAATCCAAGAGAACAACTCCACTGTCACCCTCCCGTTCGACCTCCCCAGCACAATGCCTTGCAACGCCACCTCGCCGTTCTCATCCACCGTGTGGAAGAACTTTCCCTTCTCCATCCCCATGTTAGTGCTCCCCAACTTTGTTAAAAAACCTGCTCCGCCCCCACCGCATCCCGTTGCCCCTCATGCCCCTAACGTATACGTTTTAGGGGCAGGGAGGGGCACAAATAACGGGCTTTTGCCCCTGTTGCCCCTGCCGCCCCTAGGGGCACAAAGGGGCATTAGGGGCATTGTGTTGGCTCGTTTTTTTGCATCAACATGACGCTCGCCTGCACCTCATTGACGAACACCCAACCGCTCGCATAAGACTCCAAGGTGCCTGAGTTGAGCAACTGGGCAATCAATGCGTCTGGCCGAGAAGCATCCATTTTATTCCTGGCGGTGCGTTCAGCCACCCCATCTTTAATTAACAAATCCCGCAACCCTGCCCTACTCAAATAAGGTAATCCTTTGCGCTCCTCTGTACCAGAAGCCCACCAAGCACGCTCAACCATTCTGACATTCTCATCATATTTTGATGGTTTCTTGTTTGGTTTATTGTTGGTGGATTCATCGTCTTGAATAGCCACGCAAGTCGTTGCTTGGTTACCAAACTTGGATACACCCATCTCAACCACCTCCAGTTTGAAGTAGATGGTTTCTCCCTTGCTTGGTAGTTCGCGTTGCTTGGTCACGTTGACCATGCGGATGCCGTCTTTTTCAATCACCTCAATCTCGGTGTCAATGTGAGCGCGGATGCCTGACCAGCCGCGAGCGCCTTTGGCTGCGTCTTTGCCGTTGTGGTGGACGATCATCAACGCGGCTTTGGTGGCGGTAGCTACTTGATCAAAACGAGCCATAACCGGCCCCATGTCTTCACCGCTGTTTTCGTTGGCTCCTGCGCTCATGCGTGCCAAGGTATCGCCAATGATGAGTCGCACGGGTTGGCCCTTCATCTGCTCAATGGAGCGCACCAACTCAATCACATCGTAGGCATCTTGATCGCCGGTGTAAAAATTGATGGGCACGGGCACCATTGCCAAGTTCTCAAGGTTGCAGTTGTGATACTTTTTAATGGCTTGCATCCGTGATCTGATGCTGGCTGGGGCCTCGGTTGCCAAGTAGATCACCAAACCTGGGTCAGTCTTGCGTCCATAGCACAGCGTACCTGTTGCGATTGCGGTGGCAACTGATAGCGCCCAAAATGTTTTGCCTGAGTTGCTATCGCCATATACCACCACCGAGCTGCCAATGGTCATCAAGCCCTCAACCAACTCGTTTGGTGCTTCATATTCGCTGCCGAGCTGGTCACCAAAGACCACCTTCAGCTTATCAAAGACAGCGGTGCCGGTTTGCTGAATCAACAATGCGGTCAAGTCGTTTCCGGCTTGAGCGTAATCGTTGGCATCGCCAAGGTCTGGTGGCATCACCATGCGTGCCCCGTGCTTGGCGCAGGCTTGCTCTGCGTACCGCTGGCCGACTCCGCTTTTATCATTGTCGGCCACAATCACTAGGTCGCAAGTTGGGTGCAGGCCGCGCATGGTTGCGGTCACAGGCACAAGGTTGGACGCTGAGTATGCAACGACAACCGGCCTTGAGGTGACCTGATGGATCGTGGCGGCGGTGGCAAAGCCTTCGGCAACGTAAATGCTGCCAGGCTCGTCCATTGACCCCAGCACCCAAAACTTGCCATTCGTCTGCCCGCCTGGGTGGTAGAGTTTACCGCCTTCGTTGTCAATGTACTGGAGCGACGACAGCGTGCCGTCCTGATCGTACAGCGGCACCACCAGCCTGCCATCGCCTGTGACTCTGGCTCCGTGGGGTGCGATGCCCTTGCGCTTGAGGTACGGGTGATCTGGTGAGGCACCAATGCAGTCGGCCCAGATTTGACCGACCACATCCGCAACCACCTCGTGCTTGCGTGCCTGCTCGATGTCTCTGGCGGCTTTGGCTTCGCTCATGCGACGGGCAAACGCCATCTCATCGGC